GATACCCCATTACAATCCTTTAAAAATTGTCTCATTTCAGATTCATCTTCTAAAGGATATACGGCCAACACTGGGACCATAGTAATAGCTAAGTATACTAGCATTGTATAAAATAATATTGCAAAGGTTGTAAAAGATATAAGTTTCATACTATTAGTCCCACGGGGCATCTTCTGATGATTCCCCTGTTTTTAAATCTTCATCCCCCACTTCGGGCATATCATCAGGGTGAATACCAGTTTCAGGGCCAATTTTCAAACTATTCCAGTTCATTACTGATGTAAAGTCCACTTCTGCCCCACTACGTTTCTTAATACATTCAAACTTCATAGTAGGATTATCTCCTTTACTTACTTTAAGTATATAAGCTGCATTAGCATCAATGAGAATACCTTTAGAAAAGCTAATACCACCATCTTCCTTACTCTGAAAAGGAGCAAGTACTGGAACTTCAAATGTAGTAGCAATTTCTTTTAATTTTGTAGCAATTTCAATCTGCTCAACCCAATCAAATGCCCCACGTTTTGAAGGTACTGTAGTAAGCTTAACTTTATTTAAATAGTCTACAATAATTACACTAATATCCATAGAGCTTTTCATTTTCTTATCCATTTCTGCATGGATTTTACCAATGGTTAGCATTGGGTCGTAAACTATATCCAGCTGACAAGCGGGGAGAAGCTCATGGCTGGATATAAGTTTACTATGAAACTTGCTAAAGTCTCTATGATTTCGGTATTCGTTCAGTACTTCTTCGCTTTCTAAGAATCTACTTGCCCACCAAGCAGCTATTGTTTCCCATTCTGTCACACTAAGATTACGCATAGCTAGTCTTGTAGCATCAATACCAGTTGCAATACTACACATATTTCTTAGAACTTCTCTCTTATCCATTTCTGTAGAGAATGTAACAGATGAGCGACCTTCATTAAATTTATTAACAGCTGTATTCTGACATATAAGGGATTTACCAGAACCCCTAAAACCACCAATTAAAATAAGATCTTTGTTACCTATTTTTTGCAGCGCATCAAACTCACTATTAAGACCTAATACAATTTGACGATCATAATCCTCCTCGGCTTCAAACATGTTAATGCGTTGCATTGTTTCTTGGGCATCTTCTAAGTCTACTTCTGATTCTACCTCTACAATAATATCGTGTAGATGTTCTAATACTTCTTCGGCATTTTCAAAAGCTACTGATTCATCAATAAAAATTTCAAGTCGCTTTAGTACTTCTTTTTGTACATGTTCATTCTTTAAATAGTCTAGTATTTGTACTGCTTCCGCGTCTACTTCTACCGTCTCTACAGCATATAGTTTTTCTTTAGTTGTTATATCGCGTATTGATAGTTTTAAGTCCTCAAATGTTGGGAGTTCATGATATTCATTACAATGTTTAGTAATAACCTCAAATAATTTGTGGTACTCAGTTGGCAGGTAATTTTGTCGAATACAAGTCCAGGTATCAAAATCCTGTAGTTCAATAACTTGTTTTATTAAAGCACTAGCAAGATTCAATTACTTTTCCCCGGACATGAGACAGAGCCGCTCTAGTAGGAGCGCCTCTATATATATTAAATGCCCCCTAACTCTTTGAGCGCCTGTGGGAAGCGTAAGAGTTAGGAGGGCTTAACGAGAAAGACTCGTTTTTAGTTAAGCAGCTTTAGCTTTAGCTTCTTCTGCTTTTGCTTTACGAGCTGCGCCGTCATGATCAACAGCAACTAGGCCGCGACGAGTAAGTGCAACTTTAATACCACGTTCTGTCTTACCAAGTTTTTCTGCGATTTCAGCAACAGTCAGTTCAGTTACATCACCTAAGTCACTAAGTGCGTCTGATTTATTAGCACTCTTAGTGTGTTCCTGTTTAGGAATATAGTCGATCTCACCAGCTTTAAGCAAGCTAAGAGCTTTACCACGTACACTGTTAATTTCCTTGCCTACAGCTTCTGCAATAGCTTCCATGAAAGATCCAGCTTTAGACATTTTAACAATCACGGCTTCTTCCGCAGGAGTGTAAGTACGTTCTGTTACAGGTTTAGGGGCGGGAGCTACATGACCAGTAAGTTCCATTGAAAGAATTTTACCTTGAATCTGCTTAGGGTTAAATTTGCCTTCCGCAAAAGCTTGAGCAACCTGAGCATAAGTGTAAACTCCACTATTTCCAGTTACAAAGGCAGAAAGTGTTTCTGACTCAGTTTCAGTGAAAGCACTAACATTACCCGGCAGATACTAGTTCAACGTCGTAATCCATCTTACGAAGCTTACTAGAGATAGAACGTGGGGAATTACCTAGTTCTTCTGCAACGGTAGCTACAGTTTCTTGAGTTATAGGGGATACATCGCCAACAAGTGATACTAGTTGTGCAGTGCGGTCTTCGGTCCATTTAGGTTGTGACATTATTTTATTTCTCCAAAAAAATCGTTTAGATTTTCTACTATTATTACGCCAGAATTCCTGGCTTTAAGGGTTTTAGCGGATTCTACACCGCCTTCGTTAATTAGGATTGTTACATCCTGAGTTAAACTAGACTTTACTTTGTAACCTACTTCTTCTAGAGCTTTTGTTGCTTCTGCTTTAGTTTTAAAACTTTTAAGCTTCCCAGAGATACAAACGACTCCGTCTATATCTCCATGTGTCTTAGGTTTATCAAACTTAAAGCTAAAAGGTAATTCTTCTATAAGAAGTTCGTTATCTTCTATCCAGTTCATTAAATTCTCAGTAGTCTTCGCTCCTAGACCAGCTTGCCTGCACGTCTCTTCATTTATATTATATATGTTTGTACAGACTGTGGCGAGCTTCTCTGAAGCCGATTTACCTACTAAGGGTATACTAAACGCAGGTAGTAGTCTATTAAGACTAGCTTTTACTGAGTTTCCTATCTCTAAGTATAGCTTTTCAGCTAACTTAGTCGAGTTTAAGGCTTCCGCCATATCTTGTTGACTAAACGCATAAATTTCAGGTAAATACGTTATTCCCAACTTACTTATAGCAACAGGCCCTAAGCCCTTGATTTTCATTGTTTTTGAAAAATGCTCCACTTTCTTACTAGATTGAGCGGGACATTCTTCATTCCTACAGTATATCTGGTCTTTTACCCAGACTAGCTGCCCAGAGCAAGAAGGACATTCTGTAGGTGATTCAATCTTTTTAAAGGTCATACTTTTTCCAATTCAGAGTACTATTATATGATATTTTAGGGTAAAAGTCAAGAACTATTTTTTGCGATGCTAATTTAGGCGTTCGACTACACGGGGTATAATTTCCCCACTACGAATAATCCCTACCCTACACCCTATCTCTAAGTCTAAATCCCTAATATAACTAATGTTATGTAATGTGGCTCTAGACACTTTAGCATCCCCCACCATTACAGGCTCTAGTATTGCTACTGGGCTTACTACACCTGATTTCCCTACCTGCCATTGTACATCTAGCAAGGTTGTCTCTATTGATGCTTGTTGTATTTTAAAGGCAAACGAACCCCGTGGGTGCTTGGATGTATATCCTAGCATTTTCCACTTGGCGTAGTTATCTATTCTAAATACTTTTCCGTCTGTAGGAAAATCAGTGGTATCAAAAGATAATACCGTATTAAACCCTTGACGCTCAAGATTCTTCATATCTATAGACCAGAAGGTTATTTGGGTAGGTCTACAACTATATGCAACAAAACGAAGGTCTCGTTTTTTTACTTCTTCTACATCCTTAAGGTTCAATGCCCCAGCTGCGTAATTCCTTGAATTAGGTATATTCTTGGGGGCTAGTACTTCTCCATCAATCTGGGTAATGTCTAAAGTATCAATACTAGAAGGAACCAGATGGGCAACATTTTTAGTAATATCTTGTCCAATCTTTCCATCTCCCCTAGTTAGTGCCAACGTGAATTCGCCTTCCACATATAATAGTGAAATAGCTGCACCGTCTAACTTGGGGGTTTCAATACAATCTTCAATGGTTAAAGGAGCATTGCCCATATCGAAGATTTTTAAAAGAGAATACATTGGGAAATAATGGGGTAATCCACCTGTTACTTTATGTCCTACAGAGCTGTAGTTAAAGTGAGCTGACAGAATGTCGAACGAAGCGTCCGACATAAGTGGTACCCCTGAATAGTATGCTTTAGAAGCCTGGTCTAAAAGATTTTCCAATTTTTATTCCTTTTTCAAATTTATAAACTATTATATCAAATTCCATACTAATTGTCAAGGTTTATTTTTGGTAAAGGTCCTTTATAATGTCTCCAAACGCACTCTCAATAACCTCTCTTGACTCTGCCAAAGACATTATCTCTGCTAATGCTATAAATAAGTTCTTTGAATTTTCTAAGCCTAGTGCAACTGTGATTCCTTCCTTACTTGGCATCCATTCCTCTGTGTAAAAATCTTGGTAATATTTACGAAGTGCTAAGTACTCAACACCCCTAAAGGTATTAACTGTTAATTTTACTTGTAATTGTTTTACTTCATCAAAGTGTATTAACTTCTCATAAAGATCATTGCCATCTAGGTCTATATCCATCATACACTCTCATTTTTCAGAGTATCTGATAAAGGTACTACACTAGTAATTTTTTCAGGGCTTAGTAGTCTATATGTATCCGTGTCATAACAGAACAGTAGAAGTGTATCTTTAGTTTCTTTTGCTCTGTTATTCTTGGCTTTAATATGTGGAATACTAAAGTCTATGGTACATACATTATATTTTAACTTATTTGAATTTTTACTTCTATAGGTTATTGTAGCGTCCGAGTACTCGGTCATTAGTGCTTTTAATTCTTGCTTTTTCACTTTCGTTCCTTATTTTAGCTAGGTTGGTAAAATCTTTTACTGCGCTGAGCTTGAAGGTCCTTTTGTTAGATGACCGAATAGAGAGAGATATTACACCCCTCCCTATTCTATGGCTAACCAGACTTTAGCCTGATATACCTGCGATAACCTCTGTTAAATACACAGCTGCTTTACCTGTTAGCTTATTGATAATTTCAATATCAACTGCCTGTTCTGCCTTTTGAATTGCTTTTACCAAAGCATCCTGTGAGTCTTGTTTAGAAACTCGTTTAGTTCCCTCACCTTCCTTAGCTTTAGAAGCTGTAGCTTCTTTCTTAATGTAAACTCCTGCTTTGGATAGGATAGCACGGACGCCATTAGGCGACTGACCAGTATCATCAGCTATTTCTCGTACGATTTCCATTGAATTTTCTTGGGTGGGTTCTGCTTCTGTGTATGCTGCTACTGCTAACTCTCTTGTTTCATCGGTCCAATATGACATGTTTCTTCATTCCTTTCTTGGTTAAAAATCTCAATTTGAAAATATATTATATCAAAAATTCACCTACTTGTCAAGGTTTAAATTTAGCGATGTTCAAAATTAAATCTTGTCTAACGCAACTCCGTACTCCTCTAAATGCGCCAAGCTACCTAAATCATATGCCAAAGCAAATGCATTGAAGCCTCCTGATTCTATGTGTTTAAAATAAGACTCAGAGGAATCAACACTTTCAATTACACTTATACGGTAGCACTTACTTAAATATCTATCTTGGTATTTATCTTCTTTAATTTCTTCAAGTACAATTGCGGGTGCATGATACTTAGCAGACCAAACAACTTCGCCCCCATTGAATAATTCACGTACACACGATTCAGGAAGAAACGCGAATCCTTTTCTCTCTTCTGCACTTGGTCTGTTAGGTACTCCCACTCTTTCAATGATAGCATTGACGAAACCCGAGCTTCTAAAGAGTCCAGAGGCAATTTTACTAACCGGTTCTCCTTCGAGATACTCTGATATGACTTGTTGTATTTCGATTTCTGTTGCTTTTTTTCCACGTCTTTCTGCCCTCATCCTAGTAGTATATTCTTTGCGCTCTTCGTACTCTTTAATTATATTAGCTAGTCTTACCGTGTTGTAACTTATGTTTAGTATTGCACAGCAATCTTTCTTAGTTGCTGGTTTATTACCACTATCAGCTGAAGGATTTAATAGTGCAATTACTCTTTCAATATTGTTATTGCTCAGATTTTCTGATTCTTTCTTCTTTATCTTTGCCATCTTGTAATTTTTTCTCCAACTTAAACATTAAACAGCAAATTGAATGGGCTAGATGGTCTACTTCTGATTCCTCGTCACATTCTTCACCAGACATATGAGCTAATATATGCCGCATTGCTGCACTAGTATACCTTTCCTGCAATTTATCTAATTTTTTCCAGTTATAATCGTCATATTTAGCTGCACCATATGTCAGAACTTTGCCGACTTCTAGCGTAGCTAGGGGTGGCAAAAGGTGCATTTGTGGCTTATCTCTATCGAATTTAATCCCTGTCATACTAACCATCCCATGATAAGTCCCTGACGTATTTTCATTAAGATTCTGCCTAAATGATTTTCACCTTGACCCTTACAAACACCCCAAAATGTATCGCCCCAGTCATTGCCTTCTTCTATTAATTGGTTGTTTGTAGCCATTAATCTAGATTTTAAAGGCTCTGCTGAGTATTTCTGGTAGTTTAAATAGTTCATAATACTAAATTTGACTTCGTCCCAATCTTCACACAGTGTAACAGTACGTCCCAAACGTTTAGCCTGCCCAGGGGTACAAGTCTCAAAAATTTCTCGATCTTTAAGTATAGTTGTTTTTGCTGCCTGGTATGCGTTCTCTGTAGAAGGGTATTCGACACCTTCAAATTCCACAATACAAGGCCAAAAGTTACTTAGCCACCTGTACTCTCCTTCAAATTTTTTAATTATTCCTGTCATTATTAACCCTTTAGTCTTTGTTGTTCTGCTACTGCCTCAGCGCCGTGAACGCGTGGTAAGTACCAGTATTGAATGTAGGCACTCTCAATATTT